GACCTGCACAACCGGCTTGTGTGGGGCATGTGGCAGCCGAGCCCATTCGTGCAGTTTCCGGTATTCCAGCCGAAATACCGGATCATTGAGGCACCGCCGTTTCGCGATCGCGTCGTGCACCACGCGTTGCACCGTGTGGTGGAGCCGCACTTCGAACGGCGTTTTATCGCCGACAGTTTCGCGTGCCGCCGGGGCAAGGGAACCCATGCGGCCTGCGCGCGGTTACAGCAACAGCTTCGCCAGGCGCAGGCGCGCTGGGGCCGAGTGTACGTGCTCCAGGCCGACATCCGGCGCTACTTCCCGTCGATACGCCACGACGTCATCAAGCGCCAGATTCGCCGCACGATCGGTGACGCCCGCGTGCTGGCGCTATGGGACAGCATCATTGATGGCCAAGGCGACCGCGATGGCGTCGGGCTGCCGATCGGTGCCCTGACGAGCCAGCTCGGCGCGAATGTCTACCTCGACATGCTCGACCACGAGGTCAAGGACCGGCTGGGGCAGCCGTTCTACGTGCGCTACATGGACGACTTCGTGCTGCTCGGGCCGGACAAGGCGCTCCTGTGGCGCCTGCTTGAGCACCTGCGCGATTGGCTGGTCACGTATCTCGGCCTGTCGCTGTCGAAGTGGGCTGTGTACCCAGCGTCTCAGGGCGTGAATTGGGTGGGCTACCGCACTTGGGCGACGCACCGACTGCCACGCAAGCGTAACGTGAAGGCAGCCCGGCGCCGACTGCGCGGGCTGACCGCCGGCTATCACGCCGGACGCGTGCCGTACGATCACCTGCGGGCCTCGGTCGATTCGTTCATCGGCTACACCAAGCACTGCTCAGGCGCGACGGCCACCGGGCACATTCTTCGCGAATTGGGGTGGGAACAATTATTGGCGGATTTCGGTCCCACGGGTAACCACGGCACGCCGGGCCGCTAATAACCCAACTGCATCAGGATGCACACCAGCCCGCCGCGACGGGCTTTTTTATGCGCGTTCCAAAAACGATAAGGAGCCGACATGCCGGACGCCGAGCCTACGATGACTGATATATCCCAGCGCCAGGAACGCCTGGAAGATCGCGTGGACCAGACCGAGCGAGAGGTCGCCACGACACGTGAGCGCGTTTCCGCGACGGAGCAGGCCGTCGATCGGTTGTGGAGCGAGGTGCATCTGTTCCGCCAGGAATCGCGCGAGGACGCGCGCAACGTCACCAACGCGATCAACGGCCTGACGGCGCGGGTCGGTACGCATGAGGAAGCGTCACCGGGCGGCACCCGGATCCGCCAGGTCGAGGACAAGGTCAACGTCAGCCGCGGCGCCATTGGTCTGGCGATATGGGTGGTCGGCGTCGGCGTCCCGGCCGGCGCCGCGACGGCGTATTACCTAATGGGTGTATTCGGCAACTAATAGGAGCGAACCATGAGCAATAGCAAAGTCTGGCTGGCCGTCGCAGCGGCCGTGATGGTGATGGTGGCTTTGGCCGCCACTGGCGACTGGCTGGTCGGCATGAACGGCGTCAGCGCCTACGGCACGGCACTTGACCTATGGACCGCCTTGCTGGCCATCGGCCTCGCTTTAGGTGGGCTGCGAATCCTCGACAATCAACTCGGCTACGACACGGTGGAGCGAATCAATGCGATGGCTGACATGCCTTTTGCTATTTATCTCGGCGCTCGTCTGGTGGCCGTCTGCCTCCTGCTCGGACTCGCTCTCTCATAGCGCCTCGCCGTGCCCGGACCGCTACGACGAAGCGATCCGCGACTCGGCCGAGCTGTACCTGCCGGGCGTCGATTGGCGGCTGTGGCGAGCGCAGCTGTGTGCCGAGTCGCTGCTGGAGGCGGATGCCGTTAGCCACGTCGGCGCGCAAGGCATCGCGCAAATCATGCCGGACACTTGGCCACGGCTAGCGCGCGCGATCGGTGCAGATACGGCGAGCCCCCACCAAGTGGGGCCCGCCACAAAAGCGGGCGCCTACTACATGGCGCAACTGCGCGCTCAGTGGTCGAGCCCCCGGCCCGAGGCGGACCGCCACAGCCTCGCCATGGCTAGCTATAACGCCGGTCTCGGCCACTTGCTTGAGGCGCAGCGCCGAGCGGACATGGCCACGCAATACCGCCCCATCGCCGCCGCGCTGCCGCGCGTGACCGGCGAACACGCGCGCGAGACACGCGGCTACGTGCGCCGCATCTGGCGCTACTACGCCGGCATGCTCACCGGGAGCCGCTGATGATGACGCGGTTGATCAAGTGGGCGGTCATCGTCGCCCTGATTGCGGCGATGACCGTATTGGCCGGCTGGCTCGGCTATCGCTGGGGCCAGGCCGACTGCGCCGCAGAGGCAGCCGAGGCGCGCACAGAGGCCGTCAGCGAGGCGACGCGCGCAGCCGAGCAAGCTCTCTACCGCGCGCAGGATCGTAACCGCGTGCTCGCCGCACAGGCCGCCAAACGGCGCAAGGATCTGCAGGCGGAGCTGCGCGCGGCCCAAAGCCAGGTGGAGGCCTACGCCGCCAGCCAGGCCGGGCAGCGCGAGTGCCTAGGGCAGGAGGGGCGCGATGCGTGGAATAAGCTGTAGCCTGATCGCCGCGGCCGCGTTGGCCGCCACCGCCTGCGGACCCGCCCACGTGCGCGTGCCGGACACCCGACCGCCACTCCTACCGCCGCCTGAAGCCGCCCTGCGCCCATGTCCCACCGCAGAGCGCGAGGGCACCGGCGCCGGCTACGCCCCTGACATCGAGCGCGGCACCACCGGCGAGATCCTGCGCGCCTTCCAGACCACCGTGCGCTACGGGCGCACCTGCGCCGCCCGCCACCGCACGCTCATTGAGCACTGGCAGGACGCGCTCCAGCGCCAGCGGGAGGCAACACAAAAGAAGGACTGACGAGCTCAGCGCATCCGTCATCACCTACCACCGCGACCACGGCGAGGTGGCTCGCAGCACTATCCGGCCGCAGATGGGTGCGTAGTCTCAGATCGCCAGTAGCACACACCGGCCCTGCGGGATCGCGTGGATGTGGTAGCCGTGGTAGCCCAGCGGTGGCTCGGTATCCGCGTCGGCTGAGCGCAGCGCCGCGTCCAGATCCGTGGCCGCCCACGGGGCCACGTCACCACGAGCCACGCGCTCGGCGCGGCCCGTGGCCAGGTCAACTACCTCAACGTACCTCATACCGGGCGGAATACGGGCTCGATGCCGTGCTGGTCCGGCCCCAGATACTGTCCGTCGTCGTAGTAATCGGACCAGTGATAGCGAAGTCGGTGTCAATGGTTGGCGGTATCGGGGTCGCCTCTGCCGCTTCGCAGGACCCTACACGCGTGTCCAACGCGGCATCGGCAATCGGCCAATCAGGGACTTACGCTCCGACACGCGGGACTTTTTTGGACACGTCCATTAGGCGATAATCCCCGCCACACGCGATTTTATGGTCGGACCGAAGCCGGACTTTTAATCCGGGAGTCGCAGGTTCGAGCCCTGCACGGCCCACCAAATCAACCACTTACGACACCTGTTATCGGACGCGTGTCCAAAACGGGGCTCACGTGTCCAACTTCTGCACGGGGCGTGCTCGCAGCGGGGCGCGTGAGCGCAGGTAGGCCAGGTGCTGGCGCTCGCTCTTGTGCCCGAGCAGCGCCTGCGAATTCTGGCCGGCTCGGTTGGCGTCGGTCGCGGCCTTGGCGCGGATGTCGTGCCAACGGAACCGCGTCACGTTGGTGTCCTTCACTGTCTTGCGGATCACCCGCTGCCACATCGACTCCCAGCCGTTGACGCTGTACGGCTGCCCGCGGCGGGTGGCGAACAGCGTCATGCCGGTGAC